AGGTGCAGCTTGGCCTCTGCCAGCGTTACGGGGTTGCTGGCGGGTTCCGTACTGCGAATAAGGCTGCGGTATCTCATCGGCGCTTTCTCCTGCGCGGTGCGTCTGCGGTTTCCACGTCGCGGCGCTCAACGGTCGCCACCTCGAGCAGGGGCTGCTCCTCGACGTGATTGACGGCGTAGCCATGCAGCACAAGGCTCTTGGCTGGCCCCTTGTCCATCACGATCACGTCACCGCGTCTGTACGCTTGGTAGGGCCGAACGAAACGGATACGGTCTTGATCATCTCTCATGCGCTTATCTCCCCGTGCTCAATGCTGCCCCACGCCTCGGGCGGCCTGCGGCCACCCTTGTTCCAGTAGTCGCTGGGGCTCTGGTAGACGGGCTTGAGATCCCGGCCCGGCCAAGTGAACTTGAGTTCTGCGTGGCCAATCGCCACCTGTGGGGCAATGCCCAGCGTGTTGCCAGCGGCCTTGAACTGACGCCAGAAGTGAATATCCGGGTCTGTCCGCGTCACTTCGCCGGCCGGTGCGTCACCCCAATGGCCATCTGGCCTGGGCGTGCCAAGAAACCACGGGGCAGCCGTCCGCTTGAGTGCTGACGAGCGGATAAGCGTGCAGCCGAAATGGGCCGTTTGGACGGGTTGAACGACAGCTTCAAACCACGCATTTGGCAGCTGCACCATGCCAATGGTGCCGTCGTGCCCCTCGGGCGTGAACATGGGCACGCCCTCGTCACGCTTCGTCTGCAGCGGGGCCACAGCGTCGTACCCGCTGATCAGCGCCGCCGTCATCAGACGCTGGATAGTGTCGGCCTCGTATACGCTGTCAAAATCGACAACTAGAACCCAGTCAGTCCGTTCAATCATGTCCAGCAGGACACGATCTAGGCACTGCTCCCAGAATGCCCCCGTGAATTTGGTAGGGCGAATGTTCAGCGGCAGCAGGCTCTGCATCGTGCAGAAGAAGTTGTCTTGAAAGCCCAAGCGGGGCACAGAGAACGCCGCTTCGACTCGCAGATCGTGCTCAATGTTGCCTACGCGAAACTTCACAAGTGCTCCTTGGTAAACGCCAAACGGGCGGCCGGGCGAACCCAGCCGCCCGCTGTTGGGCGTTTTATCAAGCGTGTCCAGCGTCAGAGGCTGGCGTAGTTGTTCACGCCAGCCGTGGTGGCATCGGTCGGGAACGATTCGGCCTTGCTGAGCCGAGCATTGGTGACAACTGCCACCGTGTTGCCGGGGCTCGTCACCACCGTCAGGTACCGCTTGCGGCCACGCAGGTCAATGTTGAACCGAGCAACAGCACCGACGTTCGCGCCGGTCGTGCTGCCGGCACCAGCCGTCACCGAAAGGCCGGACACGTCCGCTTGGCCGGAGCCACTGGCGTCCGACTCCTGCACCTTCAGCACGCTGGCGTAGGACGAGGTGGCAGCCGTGAACGGGCTGAACACCACGTCGATGGCCGCATACTTGAAACCGAGCGTGTCGATCTCGTGCGAGTGCGTGGCCGAAGCCGCAACGCTCGCCGCAGCCTTCGTCACGCTCTTATTGCCGCTGGCATGGTTCATGGTTCAAAGTTCTCCGGGGAAGGGTGAGTCAGGTTTAGGCAAGCTTGAGAGCCACGACCGGGCCAGCTTCGGTGGTTGAGCCGAGCGAGTGGCATACGATATCGAGCCTTTGAACAGCCCTGAATGCGGTAGCATCCTGTTCGAAGTAGCGCTGGTCGCTGGACGCAATCTGCATGTCGGACTTGACCGCCATGATTCCAGCCAGCGACAGGTCGCCAACGTAGGCAGCGATGGTTCCAGTGGTGGGGGCAGCCGTCATCTTGAGCACCCAGACCACAGGCAGGCCAAGGAACGTGTTGGGCGTGCCCTGGGCGAGGTTCGCAGCCGTGTTGCCGCCCGACAGGGCACCGATGGTGCCGCTGCCAGCCGTGCCGCTCGACAGCATCATCCGCTGCACGCTGTTGTGATACACGCTGGGGTGCATGTACCACGCCGAGGTGCCGATGGCGTAGCGGGGAAGCTTCGCCAGAGCACCGAGGTAGTCGTCAATGTCCAGGGCCGCAATCGACGTGTTGCCGGTGGCTGCCGTTGCAATCGACGCGGTGTGCGTGCCGTCATCAATCTGCACGAGGCCACGGATGCCGCCGTAGGTGCTGGTGCCGGTGCCGTTGAACGCGGCATCGTCAATCGCACCCGACAGCGAGGTGGCGTATTCCTGGGCAAGCCACGACGCAACCGAAATCGCGTTGTCGGCTAGGAGCTCGTTGCTCACCTTCGTGGCACACGCCAGCTTCTTGGCAACCAGCTGCACCATCGTCGCGGTCGGGTCGCTCGTCGTGATGGTGCTATTTTCTCCCAACCAATACGAGGTCACGCCCGTCAATCTGCGCGGGACGAGAAGGGTATCGCTCGACATGGTGACGTTCTGGAAAACATTCATTGCCACGCCGAAGCGCTCAACCAACCTCACGATCGTATTGCTGAAATCCTCAAACACGAGGGCACCGCCGAGGCTGTTCACCTGGCCGCCCATGTCGCGGTACTCAGCGCCGAGGTGGTCCGAGCACCACTGCCGGGCGTTCCGGTCACCGAAGTGAGCCTTCAGCCACTGGCCGCAGCGGTGGGCCATTTCGGGCGACTCAAAGATGCCGGGCTTGTAGCCACGGGTCGAAATGGGCTCGATGCGGGTCTTCACGTCGGTTGTCTCCACGGGTGCAGCGCGGTGCAGAACCTTGAGCAGTTCAGCCTTGCGGGCCTCAGCGGCCTCGCTCTTGGCAATGGCGGCCTTGATCCGCTCAGCCTTGGCCAGCAGTGCGTCGTACTTGGCCTGGCGGGCCTCGACGGCCTCGACGGCGGATCGCTCGCCCTCAACGGGCATGCCATCGGCGTTCTCTACAGCCTCGTCAGCAGCAACCTCTTCATCGAGCATGCCGAGCTCAGCGAGAGTGGCGGCGAGTTCGTCGAGAAGTTCTTTGACCTTGCTGGCGGCCATGTGTGTGGCTCCTGTGTGCGGTAGGTGGTGACCTATTCGCACGGTAGAGCCTTGGCTGGCACTCCTTGCAGAATGCGTGCTGCGAGTAGTTACCTAGTTAGGTAACGAGCGCCGGCGAATCTCGCACGACTTCACGCACTGCTTCGCAGTGTGCCGGCAGTTCGGGCACCGCAGATATCGCGTGCAGACGTTCGCCTTTTCCACAGACGCATACACGCCAAGACGTGCAGAGCGGCAGTGGCCGCAAACATCACCCGACTTTGTGGCCATGCTGCCTCAAAAACCTACGAATCGCCTTCTCAGACTTCGCATCCCGTCGAAGTTCCGGCAGCTTCAGCGCCGGTCGGTGCGATTGTAGAAACCGCTCATAGCTGCGAACCGCCACGCCCGTAGTGGCCTGCTCATACGCTGGCGTCAGGACTGGGCTAACGTCATAGACGCCCTCCACGGAAATCACGCTACGCAGGGCCGTGCCATCTTCGTCCTTGTCCCACGACTCCTCGCCAATGACGAATGCGAATGAACTTCCCCACACGTCACCTCGAGCGATCAGCGTGGAAAGATCCCGGCCCAACTGCGTGTCTGGCACCTCGACGCTGTACCGCATGCCCTCGTCATCGGTGTCCACCGTCAACGTGCCGCTGCGTGTTGAGCCCAGCACGTAGTTGGGGTCATGATTCCACAGGGCCACGACCGGGTGCGACTGCTCTTTGAGAGCGCGGGTAAACGCCCCCGGCATGATCTGCTCGCGGAACGTGCCCAGCATCGTGCTGCGTACGTTGTACTTGGCCGCATAGCCCCCGATATACGCCTTGCCGGCTTCTCGGGTTTCGAGCGTCAGCGGAAGAGCCACGCAGCGGCGTTCCATTTCAATGTTCATGTTTCGGCCCTCGTTGTCTGCGGCATCCATCTGCCGAGTGAGTTTGTTTGCCCATGCCTGGCCGGGATCGCCGCCCCACAGAGCCCAGGCGATACGCCCAGCACTGGGAAACCCGTCTTCGCTTGGCTGGAATCCTTGGCCCTTCTTGTCCACCTCATGACGAGCGAAATACGACGCCATGCGGCGTGCAGTGTCGGGGCTGATATTCGTGCCGTTGGACAAGTCACGGGCACGGGCCACGCCAATGCCTGTTCCGCCACGGTTGAACTCGTCGCGCCATGCCAGCCCTCTGGAGGCCTCCTTGCGGACACCATCAGGTGGCGTGAAGTCGATGTTGTCGTACTTAGCCACGCTTGCGGCTCCCACGTTTTGGCTTCGCCTTCTCTTCAGGCGGCGGGGGCGGCAGCGGGTCAATCTTCGTCAGCGTTGAGAACTTGTGGCCTACCTGCGTGTCGGTCTTCTTCCAGCCGCCTGAAACTTCTTGGTAGACGCTGATTAGCGCAGCTGGATCGTCCGCAGTTCCCTCAATATTGAAATTGCTGCCCGGCACGTTGATCGTGCCGTCGCGCACCACGCGGTCAATCTTTCCACGACCACGGCCGCCCGACGAATTCCACGACACAAAGTCGCCAACGTCCACGGCGTCTGGGGCAGAACGCGGCACCGGGCTAACAGGATTAACGGCACCTTCTGGCGGCGTCACGCCATTGAGCAAGTCGTCGGTGTACGACACGGGCAGGTTGTCGGCCGGGGCAGGCTCGCCAGCATTACCAACGCTGGCATCGGCCGCGATGCCCTGCATCGTGGTCAAGTTCATCTGCATGTACCGCTGATCGCCTTCTGGGCCAATCGGGTTCATGTTCAGAACCTCGCGGCACTCGTTGACGCTGTAGATGCCGGTCGTGAGCATTGTCTGCAGCCATGCACCTTGGGCGGCCAAGTCGCCACGCAGCAGGCCACGGGTATCGAACTCAGCGAAGTACACCTCGTCCTGCGTCACCAAGTCGCGTGTGATGGCGGATTCCCAACGGCGGAACCACGGCAACAGCGTCTGCTGCACCAAGTCGATGGCGGCCTGCTCCTGGCTTGCGTAGCCAACCTTGGTTTTGTCTTGCACATACGACGGGTCTACCCGGTACGCACGGCAAATCTCAACCGTCTGATAGGCCCGCGTCTCAAGGAACTGGCTCGCCTCGTTGGACGCCTGCACGTCCTTCCAATGCACGCCCTGCGGCAGCACGGCCGTTCTATGAGCCCGGTCAGCGCCCCTGTGAATTCTCTCAAACTGCTCACGCAGCCGCTCGGCAGTTTCAACCGTGATCGGGTTGTCGCTTTCCATCAGCCCCGACAGCCGGCAGGCGTTGCCGAAGTACGATCCGCCGTGAGCCTCAAGGGCTTGGGCCAGGGCGATAGCGTCACGCGAGAGCGTGATGGGCAGCATTCCAGTCACGCCGTCTTGGCTCAGCCACCGCAGGTGGAAAATCTGATCCTGCCGGTAGTAAGACTCGGTGCCGTTCTGCTCGCGGTAGCAATAACGCAGCGTGCCGTCCTCCAGCTGCTTCACCGTCATGCGGCTGGGGTGCAGCGGCCAGAGCTCAGTGACAGCCCCGGCGGAACCGCTGCGGATCTCAGCGTAGGCGTTGCCGTACAGCAGGCAGTGGGCCGTCAGCATTTCGCGAAACTCAAACGACGTTTGCCAGCCGTTGGGTGCCTGCGAAAGAATCCGATACAGCGGCAGATCGCGGGCACGCTCTTTGCCGCCCTCTTGCAGACGCCGATACAGGTGTAGCGGAATCGTGGCCACGTTCTCGGCAATCAGCCGCACGCAGGCCAGCACCGCCGAGCACATCAGCGCCGTTTCAGGCGTGATGCGAACCCCGGCCGGGCCTCGAGCAGGTGACTCGCTCCACCCGTCGCCGTACGAGCCACGCAGATCAATGATGCGGTACGACTTCTCGGGCGTCTCGGCGTTGGCGATCATATCGTGTGGATGTCCCAGGTTTGTTCTGGCTTCGGTGCGGTTGCCGTCTGCCACAGGCCAACTGCTTCCACGAGTGCCACCATGCCGTCAATGCGTTCGGTGCTCTTGCTCTTGCTCAACTTAATGTCGCCGGCGTGGTTCATCTCAATGGCGACGTTATTGGCCATCCATCCGAGAAGTTGGTTATTGGCGTGCCGCAGCTTGCCTCCGAGAACCAACGTCTCCAAGAACTTGGCTGGGCTCGACATTGAGCCGAAGCCCTGCCTAAAGGCTACGATGTCATAGCCGTCTGCTTGCAGTTGCTGGGCGACGTGTTGGGCATTCCAGGGATCAATTCCCATCTGCCGAATCACGAAACGCTTGCTGATTTCGTTGATGTCTCTCCGCACGGTGTCGTAGTCGGTGGCATTGCCGTCCGTGAGCCGTAGCAGCGGCCCGTACTCGTTGCGTTCTTTGGCCCAGTCCAGATAGGGCACCTTATCCCGGTGTGCCCGGCCTTGGGCGTTCTCGGAAGCAGCCCAAAAGAATGGCAGCACGTCAAAGGTGCCATCATCGTCAGGAAAGAGATACACGGCGCAGGTCAGGTCCGTGGTGCTCGACAAGTCCAGTCCAACGTACGCCTGGCGGCCGTCGAGTGGTCGCAACTCGCCGCCGCACGCAGCCCACTTGTCGGGCAGAATCCATCGCACGTCTGACGCCGTGGCCACGTCAAGCCGATATCTCAAGAAAGAATTGAGTTTTGAAGGACTGTTCTTGGCTTCTAGTGCGTCTGCCGCAAATGACTCCAGCGTGATGGTGTGCCCCAGCGACGGGTTAGCCTTGTGCCACGTCGCCTCTGCAAAAGGGTCATCGGCTTCGTCGGCCTTGAACACACAGCCGAAGAAGGCCGGGTCTAGCTTTGGGTCTGCCTTGCACCGCTCGGCATACGTTCGCTGTTCCCACCACAGAGCCTTGCGGTCCAACTCCCCGGCCGTGGTGATGGACAGCAGCAGCGGCTGCCGGCGGGAAGCACCGCCGTACCTGAGCGCGTCCCACAGGCGGCGATCGCGTTGGGCGTGGAGCTCGTCAAAGAGCAGGGCGTGAATGTTCAGCCCTTCAGCCCGAAACGCATCGGCACTCAGCACCCGGTAAAACGAGTTGCTGGCCCGGTGAATGATCGTCTTCCGCGAGTCCACCACCTCAAGCACCTTGGACAGGGCAGGCGAAGCCCGCACCATCGCTGCGGCCTCCCTGTAGATGATGCCAGCGGATTCTCGGTCAGTGCATGCCCCGTAGACTTCGGCCCCTGGCTCCTCGTCGGCCAATAGCATGTACAGGGCGATGCCAGCAAGCAGCGTGCTCTTTCCGTTCTTCTTCGGCACCTCAATGTAGGCCACTCGGCGCTGCCGCATGCCATCGGGTTTCAGCCTGCCGAAGAGCTCGCGGAAAATGTCGTGCTGCCACGGCAGTAGCGTGAATCGCTCGCCTGCGTGCTGTCCTTTTGAGTGACGCAGCACACCCTCAAAGAACCGCACCACTCGTCGGTACTTAGCCTCGCCAGCCGGCGAAAGACTAGGCACCTTCTGAGGCAAAGAACGCTTCAAGATCGTCTTTGGGCGTTTCGGCTTTCGTCCCAAGTCGCACCCTGCTGCTCGGTGTCAGCCCAAAGTCACCCATCAGACTGGCCTGCAACACGACGAGCCCGCGATACAGACTGCCGGCGGGATTCGGTTTTACGCCACCGAGATCCGTTTTGATTGTTGGGCCGCTGGCCCTGAGCTCAAGCAGGCAGGCTTGAGCAGCTGCGTGGACTTCGCACAGCGTGGCCA